AATGCGGCGCTTGCGGGCGATATCGTGCATATCGACGGGCGCGTGCTCGGTCAGCATGACGGCATCCTGCATTATACGATCGGCCAGCGCCGCGGCATCGGCGTGGCGACCGGCGAGCCGCTCTACGTCGTCTATCTCGACGCCCGCTCGCGCCGCGTCATCGTCGGCCCGAAGGAGACGCTGGAAACGCGCCGCCTCTATCTGCGCGACATCAACTGGCTGGGCGACGGCGACCTGACTGCCGTGGCTGCCAACGGCTTCGACTGCTACGCCAAGGTGCGTTCCACGCGCCCGCCGCGCCCTGCGCGTCTTCAATCCGGCCCCGATGGCCTCTATGTGGAGCTTGCCGAAGGCGAAGCCGGCGTCGCGCCCGGCCAGGCCTGCGCGCTTTATTCCGGCGAAGGCGAGGATGCCCGCATCTACGGCGGTGGTTTCATCCTGCGTTCGGAGCGGGCAACGGCTGCCGAGGATGCGCTGAAGCGCATTCTCGCAACCCCGGTCGCGGCCTGAAAGACGCGCGGGCCAAGGCCTTCGCGGACAAAGCGATTTTTATGCGAACGTCGCTTGACACCCGCGGGAACGGCACCTTATAAGCCGCGCACCGGACGGAAAACGGACATCGTTTTTGATCGTCCCGTCGGGCGGCGGAGTAGCTCAGTAGGTTAGAGCAGAGGAATCATAATCCTTGTGTCGGGGGTTCGAATCCCTCCTCCGCTACCAAATTCAAGTATCAGTTGATTTCATGGCGTCTCAAAATCAACTGAGTTTTGACGTAAAGCCTGAGAAATAGGGCTTTTTCGGTCAACCTGACCCGTTAGCGTCTCACGCCGTCTCTTGTCATCTCAGCCGATTGTTGGAAATATGCTGGAAACGGGGCCGCTGGAAAGAGCCTCGTTTCCAGCAGGAGAAAAATGAGATGGCGCTGAAGGACATTGATTGCCGAAATGCGAAGCCGCAGGAAAAGCCCTACAAACTAACCGATGGGAGCGGCCTGCAGCTGTGGGTTCACACATCCGGTTCCCGCACCTGGCGCATGTCGTACCGCCTCAATGGCAAACAGAAGACAGCGACCTTTGGACAATACCCCGTGGTCAGTCTGGCTGAAGCGCGGATCAAGCGTGACGAAATCCGCCGGCAGTTATGGGACGGCGTTGAACCCACGCCTCCCGAGCCGGTCGACGAGTTGGAGGACCGACGCTTCAGGACAGTCGCCAAACTCTGGTTCGATAATGCCAGCCCGAAGTGGGTGCCGGCACATCAGGATCGCGTATGGGCGAGGATGGTGGCCGACGTGTTTCCCGAGATTGGCGACATGAACGTGGCTGATATCACCGCGCAGGACATTCTCAAACTGGTGCGAAAAGTTGAAGACCGCGGTGCGCTCGACATCTCCCGACGTATTCGGCAATCGGTTGGGAAAGTCTTCAAGTACGCGATCGTTGAAGGGTGGGCGCAGTTTAACCCGAGCAGCGAAGACTTGAACATCGCCCTGAAGCCGAAGCCACAGGTGCGCCATTTTGCCTTCATCAAGGAGAGCGAGTTACCGGAGTTTTTCGGCCGCTTGAGAGCATATGAAGGTGATCTTTCCACGCGGTTCGCCATCATGCTCACCATCCAAACGATGGTCCGAACAACCGGAACACGCGGCGCGCGGTGGGTGGAATTCGAAGACTTGGATGGCAGCAATCCGATCTGGCGGATTCCGAAAGAGCGCATGAAGAAGCCTCGCGAACACCTCACACCTCTTTCGACGCAGACTGTCGCTTTGCTGCGCGAAATCCGGCGGTATTCCGGCAAATATGACCAGCTTTTCCCGGCTCCAACTAAGGACGGGATGATGAGCCAAAATACGATGCTCTTTGCCATGTATCGCATGGGCTACCACTCGCGCGCGACCATCCACGGCTTCCGCCGCACGGCATCCACGATTCTCAACGAAAACCAATGGAACTCGGACTGGATCGAGAAGCAGCTTGCGCACGATGAGGAGGACGACGTGCGTGCCGCCTACAATGCAGCCGAATACCTGCCTCATCGTCGCGAGATGGTTCAGTGGTGGTGCGACAGGCTTGATGCGTTGGCGGCCAACGGACGATCCCACGTCGCTTTAGGGTGAAACGAAAAGAGGCGCCGCTCCGAGGTCTTAGGGGGCGGCGCCTTAGTTTCCACACGAGGAGTCGACGGGGAACTAGGCCGACAAAGACATCATGCGATTTTCCGGCTTGAAAGTCAACTGTTAGGTGAATATGGTAATTTCAGTTGAGCCGAATTGAGACGCCATATGGATATAGAGATTGCAGCTTTGCTTGGCGATGTGCGCGACGATCGTATGTTGCGGTTGCCGGAAGTGATGCGCCGCATGAGCGTTTCACGCCCTACGATTTACCGCATGATCCAGAAGGGTGAGTTCCCCAAGCCGGCTCGGTTCGGCCGATCGTCGATGTGGCCTGAGAGCGACATTCGCGACTATCAGCGGAAGATTGTGCAGGCACGCAATGACAGTTGACGATCTCCTCGGCGACGACGTGGAAGATCTGCTTGGCGATACCGCGCCGCCCGAGAAGCGGCAGTGGGAGCCGGGCATGCGCGGCCGCCCGCCCAAGAACCTCGACAAGGAAAGCTTTAAGACGGACCAGATCCATCAGGTGACGGGTGGCGTCAGTATCCCGTGGTTGATGGGTGCTTTCCGCATGGGTCGCGGGAAGGTGCTGAAGCTTCTTGATGACGGCGGCGTGCGGCCGATGGGGAACCACAAGAACGGTGGCGCCTATTATGACCTACCGGATGCGGCGTCCTGCCTCGTGACACCCAAGCAGGATTTTAAGGCGTTCCTGAAGACGCTGAAGCCCTCGGATCTACCATCGAACATGCAGGAGTCCTTTTGGGCGGCAAAGCTGAAAGAGCAGAAGTTTCGCGTTCAGGCTGGTGAGCTTTGGCCCACGCCGGCCGTCATGCAGGTTTTCGCCGACACCCACAAGATGATCAAGACCAAGGTGCAGCTTTGGCCGGATACCCTGGTCGAGAGCGTGGGGATGAATGACCGCCAGCGCGAGGTGATGCACGAACTTCTGGTTGACTTGCTAAACGAGCTCGCAAACCACCTCGAAGACGACGCGACGGTCAACGAAACCAGAAGCCAACTGGCCGAGATCGATGAAGCTCCCGACGCCTGAGTACCGCACCATCCAGCAGATTCGTAGTGCCACGCTATCCATGCTGCGGCCGGCAAAGCGCATGACCGTCTCCCAAGCTGCGGAGGAGTATCGCTATCTCAATAACGCCGGCTCTTTTGTGGGCTACTGGAACAACAAAAAGGCACCGTATCTGACGGAGCCAATGGATACCGTCACAAGCCTTGACTTCGAGGGTGTCATCTTTGTTGGCCCGGCGCGTACCGGCAAATCTGACATGTTCCTGAATTGGGTCGGTCACACGGCCAAGACCGATCCGGCGGACATGATGCTTGTGCACATGACGCAGAACACGGCGCGCGATTACTCGCTCGGGGACTTCGCGAAGATGTTGCGGCACTCCACGAAGATCGGCGTAGAAGTGGCGCCCGGCAAGCATAATGTCCACGATATCCGCTTCAAGTCCGGCATGCGCGTCCTCATCAAGTGGCCGTCGATCACAGAGCTTTCCGGAAAGACGGTCCCGCGCCTGTGGGCGATGGACTACGACCGCATGGAACAGGACGTCGACGGCGAGGGCAACCCGTTCGACTTGATGAAGAAACGCGCCGAATCCTTCAAACGCTTCGGCATGGCGGTTGCGGAGTCATCACCAGGGTTCGAGGTCACCAACCCGAAGTGGATCGCCAAGTCAGCACATGAGGCACCGCCGACAAAGGGCATTCTCGAACTCTACAACCGAGGCGACCGCCGCCGGTGGAACTGGAAGTGCTTCCAGTGTGAAGAGGCTTTTGAGCCGGATTTTGACTTGTTGTCGTATCCCGAAGTGGACGACGAGACCGGCGAAAAACTGGAGGCGATCGAGCGAGCCGAGCGCGTGGTTCTTGGCTGCCCGCACTGTGGATTCCCTCACACGCCGGACATGAAACAACGTCTCAACGAGGGTGGGCGCTGGATCAAGGAAGGGCAGCGCTGGAACGCCGATGGCACAATTACGGGCAAGGCGCGGCGCAGCAACATAGCCTCCTTCTGGATGAAGGGTCCAGCTGCCGTCTTCCAGGAGTGGAAATCCCTCGTGCTCAACTTTCTTCAGGCGATGGAGGCATATGAGACAACCGGCGACACGGGTCCGCTGAAGAAGACGGTCAACACCGACCAGGGGCTGCCGTTCACGCCGCCGTCGCTTGAAGAGGGGTTGCTGCCGGAAGTCCTTAAGGATCGAGCCGAGGATTGGGGAGGAGACAAAAATGACCCGGTTGTTCCGGAAGGTGCGCGATTCCTCATTGCGACCGTCGACGTTCAGGCCGGTGCCCGGTCTGCCTTTGTCGTCCAGGTTCACGGCATCCACGACAACGGTGACGTTTCCTTGGTGGACATGTTCAAGATCAGGAAGTCCAACCGGATCGACGAGGAAGACGCGCGCAAGGAGCACGCCCTGATCGACCCGGCCGGTTACCCGGAAGATTGGGAACTCCTCGTGCCGCAGGTGATCGAGAAGACCTACCCGCTGGCGGACGGTTCTGGTCGGCGCATGCAGATCAAGATGACGGCCTGCGACTCGGGTGGCGCGGACGGTGTGACAGCCAACGCATATAACTTCTGGCGCTGGCTGCGCGATGATGAGGATTGCGCT